CAATCTGCGTCCCTGTTATTTTTAGGGCCAACCCTGCATCCTCACACAACTTCATTAAAAAGGACAGATCAGACTGTTCTGTCTGCTCTGTCCTATCATATTCTGGAATATCGTCAGATTCAAAAAGCAATTCTAGTCCTGCATTTTTGGCAATTTCACCTGCAATAACCGTCAGTTGTGTTTTTTCCCATGCTTTAGTTCGATCCACACCTCGTAAACCAATGGAATCAGGTACACTAACGGCCTTGATAGTAACTACATCTGGTGCACCGTTGCATCCTAATTCGTCAATTTCAAAAGTACCGCATGGTAACGTTTCTTCTTGCCCGTCTAACTCCCAGTTCTTTGTTACTATGGTTGCTTGTAATGTGGCACCCTTTTGTGGCATCCAATCCCCTCGCCAAAGTCCAGCGCGGTCTTCCAGTGTTATTTGTAGATCGTCAGCTTTTGCACTGGACTGGTCCGTATATTCGGCACTAAGAAGATAGGGAGCAAGGTCCTCAGTAATATCAATATTATCATAGGTTAGTACAAGTTTTGCCTGCCTCGCTAATTCCATTGGTTCAACCTCGCTTCCACGGCGGTAAACTACTGCTACTTTTTAGTGGTACGTCTGGTATTGTTAGTAGAATATCGGCTGGAAAAATGATGATATGCTGGTGTTCAGGATTTACTGCTATCAGTTTATCCATATAGTTTTCGCTTCCCATCGTTTTTAGAGCAATATAGTCCCAAGCATCTCCCTGTACGGTTACATATGTCTTAGCCAAAACTTAACCTTCTTTCATTCCTTATTACCGCATTTAGATTATCAAAGAAGTTGGCTTGCGCTGCCTCTAATACTGGCTGTATTTCAGCTGCATTACCACCATTAATAACAGGTGCAAAGGATGCATTAATTACTGTACCCCCACTACCAGAACTAACACCCATCATTCGATTTGTTTGCTCTAAAAGAGAGTGAGCTCGTGCACTGTCGTTAATCGGTATGACTGCTTCCGGTCCTTTTTCTGCAAATAATCCGATGTGTGGACTCGTGGCAATGGTACCATTTGCATAGGCCGGAATCCCAGTCATATCTGCTCCATTCCCTCCTGCCCCTCCAGCCGAAAACATGTTCTTAACAAGTGCCGCTTTTTCGGACATCCAATTAATTGCTGGACCAAATCGGGAATAGATTCCATCAACAAAGGACTGTAATGCTGCACTAGGGTTATCCCAGATAGATGTCCAAAAATCCTGTACGGTCTGCCAATTCTGCACCAACCAATAGCCTGCCGCCACTAGTCCCCCTATACCTACAATAATAAGACCAATGGGATTAGCTGTCATTGCCGTATTCCAAAGCCACTGGGCCGCTGTCCAAGCATAAGTTGCTGTAGTCGCAACTACCATCCATGCGCCATAGGCAACCATCATGCCAACAGATAGGAGGATCTTCCCAACACCCATAGCTGTATTCCATGCCCATTGAGCAGCTGCCCAAAGTTTTGTAACTAGGTTGATTCTGACTGCCCAGCTATAAAAGCCGACTAATGGTCCTATTACTGCCGTTGTAATATAGACTAATCCTGACAATGCTACCGTCCCGGCTATTAATCCAGCAGTCATCTTGAACGCAGTAGCGGCAACCCCATCACTCTCCTTAGTCATATTGAACAGCCAGTCACCTGCTGTAGACAGTGATTGTGTTAGATTATTTACTTGTGGTAACAAAAGCGTACCAAATGCTGTGGCGGTTCTCGCGGCAGCTGCCTGCATGCCTTCAATTTTCCTTTGTGTTGTCTGTGCTTGGATAGCAAATTCTTTTGCCATACTACCTTTAGCTGCTTCTGAATTTGCTGATTTTATAACTTGAAAAAATTTATCATAGTTGCCAGATATTCTCGAAAGAGAATCTATGTGTTCAGCACCAAATAGTTCTGCTAAAACATTATTTCTACTTGCTGCATCAAGATCTTTAATGCGTCCAAATAAATTCATCATGGTACCTTCGGCATCTTTTAATCCACCTGCTTGTAATTCTTCAGCACTGATTCCAATCTGTGATAATGCACCTTGAAAACTTTTTGATTGAGTGGGAGCTGCCGCTATTTTAGTAAATAAGGAGTTAATTGCTGTTCCTGCAGTCTCCGAAGTTTCACCAAATTGAAGCATTGCGGTAGATATACCAGCAAGAGATTGATCAGAGAGAGTCGGAAGCATAGCTGCTGTACCAGTAATACGTGTCAATACATTAATGATATTTGCACCACTAGCATTAGATTTATCATCTAAGTAATTTACAGCATCCGCTAACTTTTCTAGTCGGTCAATACCCTCTTTAGTATCTAAGTTTATCCCTATACCACTACCTATTTTAGCAAACTGCTCTGTCACCAATTCTGCTGGAGCTTCAAAGGCTGTTCCCATCATAATGCCCATTTTAGCAAATCGGTCTATATTCTCCATGCCTTGTATACCTGATTTTGCCGACATCGTGAACGCCTTTGCCATTGAATCAGGCATGATCATCATATCTTTACTTGCCTGCATGATATTGTCACGAGCTTGATAGTAGATATCTGTCAATTCTCCCGAATCTGACCTGGCACCCTCAACCTGTTTAGCTACTCCTGACATTTCACTGTCGAACCCAATGGCAGATTTAACTGGCAAACCAATGACGCCAGCTCCAACAGCGGCTGATTTGGCAAAGGTTCCCCCTGCTGCACTATTCACCGAGGATATTCGGTTTCGCGTCTGCTGTATTCGTGTCAATCGCTCTTGGGATTGCCTTGTACGGTCTAACTCATCTGTTAAAGCTGCCTGACGTCTTCTAAACTCTTCAGCACTAATACCTCCTGCTCGATAGGAAGCGTCTAAGGCTCTTAAATCCCCTCTTAGGGATGTTATACGAGAATTTACATCGCGAATAGCGTCTCCCGCTGAACCAAATGCAGTACTAAATCCTGACCCTAGCCGAGCCGCTATATTAAAGGCTATTTCAAAAACACGGGCCATTAGGTACCCTCCTTCTTTTTCATAGCTTTTACTGTGCTATCAACCCAATGATTGAGTTCTTGAATGGTTTGTTATAGCCAAAAACTAACTGGTGTATAAGTATTGATTGATAACCTAATACTTATTTCCCGCAGAATATCACCAGCGTCTTTGTTCAAACCTACCCGAGCAAAAAATTCTGGGCCTCCACCGTAACACGATTAAAATCTTTTCCCGGAAGTGCTTTGATTAAATCGACTGGTACCTTAGCGGCTTTTGCAACTACGCATGCCTGGTATAACTTGCTGCTCTCAAGCATCATGTTTCGATCTCCCATTAATCTAGCTTCTGATTCTGCTTTTATAAAATCGTCTCCTATGAGCCGATCAAAGTCACAATTTAATTCTTTATGTTCTATACCCTCAAACGTGCATGGTTTTGTTAATTTTATATTCATAATCTCTTCCTCCATAAAAATAATAGGCTGGGTATTACCCAGCCATTTTTATACTAATCCTAAAGCTGTACGTACTGCGAGCAAATAATCTACACCGTCGATGGTCGCAATATAATTGTATTTATCAATTTCGACTTTCGTCTTTCCGTCAATCATAATCTTGATATACACAACCTCAAGCTCTGTGGACGCGTCTCCAGCAGATCCTACATCTAACTTACCGAGATCGCAACTTTTTGGTATGCCGCGAACTGAAACTTTTAGCGGAGTTGGAACATATAATCCACTGCCAGAATCAAAGATCTGAATAGCAGCTCGGAGATCCAAATCATATGCGCGTTGGCCAGCTAATGACAGGCAGCTTGAATTCAATGTCCTCCAGTTAATTGTCAATGACATAGACTGATAATGCCCAAGGGTCGGACTATCAACTTCACCAGCAATTCCCGCACCTTTTACAGTGTCCGTCATCGGTGCCAATTTAGGCAACTGCACATCTGCAGTCCCAACTAAATCATTGCCATCATTATATACACGATAGGTTATTACTTTTTCTGGTACTAAACTCATAACTTACCTCCTTATTCAAACAAAGTTGACATGTAATTTACGTCATACTCCATGATAAAATCCATTTCACGAGCAGGACCTGGAGGCGTTACATACACATGGAATTTGATAATCCCATCAATTAGATCCGTTGTTGGATTTTCTGATGATAGGAATTCCACTCTACCCCCTAGAATCATCTGCCGTGCAGCCAACCCGTTTAGCCAAATGTTCGCACTATCCATTACCGTATCAATTAATCGCCTGTTAGTTGGTTCATCAATTTTAGACCAAAACGTCAGAATGAGAGTATTGCCAATCCAGTCAAACATGCGACGAACTGGAATAAAGGCATCTTTAGGGTCGCTATTGGCAGGGTATGCGCCAGTGCGGTTTCCCCATAACTTCCAACCACCAATAAAGTTAAGGGCAGTAACGATTCCCTGCCCATTCAGGTAGGCCGCTTGCGTAGGATCAAGGCTTACTGCTTTCCCACCGACAACCATTGCGCCGTTGGCTTGAATGCTTTTGTTCGATGGAGATTTATAAGGTACATCACTATTCTCAAAGTCGGTTTTACACATTCTACCCGCGGCCTGGGTGGAAAGATGATATTTTTCATCGCCAAGCTTAACCATTGGCCAACAAACGATTTGACGTTCGCTCATATAATTATTGTCATTTTTCCATGCTGCGACTTTTGTATATTGGTCAGCGCCCGTACTGGAACTATCGACATCTGTCACGGAAATAGCTCTAAAATGGCCATTAACATTACTTGCTTTGGCTGTCATGACTGCAGCTACTGCTGGATCATGTGACCACCCAGTGGCAACTATTTGACCAGGGATCAAGCGGAACAAAGGAAATACTTTGTCAACCAGCTCTAAACCTTCCGGCTCGCCACTGGCAATATCAATACCACCAATAATATCGTCTGAATCAACTGCAGTCGGGTCTATTTCGTTGTAAGAACAAACAATAGATGCTTGTGCCTCTGATATATCTCCACCTTCAACTCTAGTAATAATCACTTCTGCCTCATCATTAAAGGCTGCAGTATAATCAGTGTCTTTTACTAATGGCTGTCCTGCTGTTGTAATCTTTACAACCAGACTGGTAAGCAAAACCCCTGTGCTTTTAATTTTAGCCACGCCATT